ATGAATCTCTTACTAATTTTAACTGAGAGTATGACCCTCTAGAATCAAAGTAATGAGCTAACTCCTTTATCATATATAGACCACTTGTCTCTGGATCAGATGTTTTTCTTTTAGTAGTTGACAATTGAGGAAACTCACATCTTATAATAGCACCAGCATTTAGATTAGTATTAAGAGGAATTTGTACTTCTACTACTTGAGTGAAAATTTGATTATATCTCATCATCGCTTGAGCATGAATTTTTTCTGGATCTGCATTTCTTTCAACTGAACTATCCCAACCAGTATTTACAGCGTCTTTTTCTACTGTTCCAATGTCCAACATACCTACAAATATTCTGCTCGGTAAATCTCCAAGTGTTTTATCACTATTTTGATCAATTTTAGGTAATTGTATTTCTTGATCTCCTAAATTATTCGCTTTCCCTTGATAATTATCAGATGTAAAAACTGATATTGATGGTTTGAATGATACAGGATTAATATAATATCTTTGACTACTATAAGCACCTCTTTCAAGTTTACCTATTAAATCCTGATTTCTATTAATGGCATATTTTGTTATTTTAAAGTCTTTATCAGGATCATCTGAGGAAATAACGCCTGGTGTGAATTTAAAATCTTTCTCATAGGGATCCTGTTCCATTAATTTATCAATGGATTTAAAGTTAAATCCATCTTTTGTTTCATAAAAAACAAAACCAGCTGTAGAATCCTCGCTTGGTTTTGCACTACCAGAAACTGATTTAGATGCCAACCATGTCAAAATTGTAAATGGTTTTTTCATATTACCTAAGAAACCATATGGATTTTGAGTTTCATCAATAATACTGGATTTTCCAGTCTTTAAATAATTTTTAAGTATGTCAGTAACAGAGTCAGAAATTTTTTGAGATGTTGGAAATTTTTTTCCAACTCTCATAGTTTCATTTGTTATTGCCTCTCTCGATACTAAATTTAGGGTAAATGATTCAGTGCCCTCATCAATTAATACATTAGTCACAGATGCAACATAGAAATAATTTTCCACACTTTCACTAAAATCCAAACCTTTATTAATACTTGAATTACCTGCCACCTTAATTATAAGTCTCTCTCCACCACGAAGTGGAAGTCCATTATAAACTGATTGTAATACTCCATCTTTTCCTTTTATTGACCCTCCAGTATTTGTGACTATTACTCTTGCAGTTAAATATGGTGAAAATATATTCTCAAAATAGGTGAACGCAATCACACCAGTTGATATATCAACAGTTTTTGATTGATCTGCCGATTCAATTATAAATTTTTCGTAAATTGATTTGTTTATTGCTGCCATTATGTGTTAAGAACTACTGATTGTATTTTTTTAACGACTCTTTTTTCATTGTCAATGTTAAATCCACCAAGGTTATTCAGTCCTTTAGTACCACCTCCATTACTTACATTCATAGATGGTGTGTTCACAGCGACTGCCTTTTCCATAATAACAATTTTATTACGATTAGATCTTGATTTTTGCATATTAATTCTTTGTCTTCTTCTGGGGGTTACTTTTTTGTCCATTTCTGGTTCTTGCGATAAAGTTATCAAGTTTTTTATTTTTGATAATCCAGAATTTACATTAGAACTATTATCTTTTTTATCTTCTGTTTCTACATTTAATTTGTCAGTTTGTTGTTTAGCTTCATTTCCAAAGAAAGACTGCGAAAAATTTTTAATAGATGATAAAAATTTATTATCATCCTTTTTATTATCTTCTTGTTGTTCATTTTCTAAATTTTTACTATCAATAGTCTCTCCTTTTTCTCTTGATTGATTTGATTTTATTTGATTTATCTCTCTTTCATTTCCTATACCTTGTATAATTTTCTCATCAGTATTACCACCAAGTTTTGTTGTTGTGGGTCTGACTTGAATTGTTTTTGATTTATCATCTTCATCTAAATCTGTAACTTTATCTTGTTTATTTTTACTTTGATCTTTTTCCTCCTTTTCATCATCATCAACCAAATCTGCTATATCATAATCACCATCAGCAGTTGCAAGTCCAACAGCAATACCCCCTTTATTACCCTCATTTGCAACGTCTATTAAATCTCTGTTTAATCTTCTTAAATTTATATCAGCAGATTCAAGTTGCTCTGTATTTTTTGCTCTCAAAGCAAATAAATCAACTTTTGGTAGTTTTGCAAACGCTTCAGCAATTCCTCTACCAAATCCTACGATAAAATCCTTTATACCACCAATATAACCTGTCAGCACACCAACAGTCTTTCTAATGATGTTTATTAATCCACTAAGTGATTTTAGAATTTTGGGTAAATTAGTTACAAACCATCCTATTAATATTATTCCAAAGAAATCAAGTATTCTTCCAAGAAATCCTTTTGTACTTCTTGTCACTACATTTCCCTGTTTTTTTGTAACACCAGATACAGTAGAGGATTCAAGTTCATCCTCTCTTTGCTTTCTTCTTACATTTTCTCTTCTTTTTCTAAAAAATTCGTTATCTTTACCAATTAGTGTCTGCTTGAAGTTATTGCTCTCTCTTGTTTGCTTTATGATATTAGAGGCTATATCTCTCGACTTTGATAATCCCTTTGTAAAACTAGTTACTGAGTCTTTAATCGAATTAATACTAATCGATGATTTGAGTAATGAATTTCTTCTTGATCTAATAGACATTATACCACCACGTTAAACAATGACTCTGTAAGAGCGATAGATGAATTGGCAAAATCTGATGTCGGTATGGTTGGTAAAGAATCACTTGGTGATGACGAACTCGTTCCACCTGTAGCAGCAGTTGCAGGAACACCACTATTAGCACTTGCCATGGGAATATAACTTATTTCAGGAGATTGATCCACAGAGGATACAGCACTCGCTATGTTTAGTTCTTTTTTAACATTTATGGGTGTTACGTTCTCAGGTGAAGAATAACTAGTTCGAGTTGGTTTTATTCTTGATACCTGTGTATCTGAATTAGAAACTTCTTCACTTTCTACTCTTGTATCATTTGTTTGTCCTTCATTTTGTCTTTTTCTTAAACCCGATACTGTATCACCAATATATTCACCACTTATTGCACCAAAAATTGATAGAATAGATAATCCAACGGCTCCTGCAAGTGTTGAAGCTGGTTCAGGAGCAAGAGTCATGCCAACTAAAAATGGTACGAGTCCCCCAACCGTTCTTCCACCTGCTCCTAAAGCAGCTTCTTTATTAGTTTGATCTGGTTGTCCATCACCATCTTTATCCGATCTTCTTTCAAGAAAATTACCAACTCCAAATCCAATTTCAATTAAAGATCCTATAATTGGTAAATTTCTAAAAAATCCCTTTGCACCTTCTTTTGCAACTGTTTTAGAACCTGCTTTTGCAACATCATCAACTGCACCTGTAATTATTTTTTTACCAGTAACTGATTGTATAAATTTAGTTATTTTATCAGCAAAAAATCCTGGAGCCAGAGAAAATGGTCCAAGTACAGTTCCTCCTACACTTTTTAAAATTTTACCAGGTGCATTCTTAACAAATTTACCAAATTGTTTAGTAACTAATTTGGTAAAATTTTCAAGATTTCTTCTAACAAAATTAAAAGCAGCCTTAAATGGTGCTGCTATTAGACCTGAAAAAGCAAGTTTTAGTCCTAGTCCTGACAGTCTTCCAACAGTACTGACTATTTTTCCGACACCTATTGTCAAACCCAATCCGATGCCACCTAATATTGCTAGATCAGTTAGGAATTTATTTCTAAATTCTTTTAATGCATCGATATTATCTCCTGATGATAATCTTAAAAATGTAAGAGTTTTATCTACTAACCATCCTCCAGCGAGAATGAGTAAAAAATCAGTTAATCTAGATAAAATTCCTCTAGCAAAAGTTGACACTCTACGAACAGGAGTTAATAATGCATTTTGTATTTTTCTCTCTAATTCAGATTCTTTTCCTTCACGAAGTCCTTGCTCAGCTAATATTGCATCTCTTCTTCTTTTTTCATTTTCACGATTTCTTTCTAATTCATCACTTATTTGTAAATTATCTTTTATAACAGTTAACGATGTATTTAATCCTCTAACTTGATCTGCGATATTCGTTAATTGACTTGATACTGTGCTTAATGTTAATGAATTTTTATTTAATAAACTAGTTGTTTGAGGATCTGGTTGTGGAGGTGGAACAGGGCGACCTGTAAAAACACTAGGATTTATTTGAGGAGCAACAGGACGACCTGTGAAGATACTAGAAGATAAACTTCTTCTAATTCCCCTTATGCCTCCTGCTATTGGTGATGATAAATTTTGTTCCTCATCCATTCTTTTCTTGTTGTGCTTTTAAATTTTCCTCTTCAATGTATTGTTGTAAGAGTGAAACATAAATTTCTCTCTCCCAAGGAATCATGTTTTCAAGTTCAGTTAAGCTATATTTATGGTGCTGCATCAAAGCAAAATTCAACTTATAGTATGACACAAGATCTTCATGTGCCATACTTACCCGAAAAAACTCTGCAGCCCCTCTAATTTAATTTCACTTTCAACATTTGTATTTGGATTTGTAACTTTCACGATGTGTTGTAACTTAGGCATCGTTGTGAAGAAATTCTCAACTTCTTTAAATTGACTAGAATTAAGTGATTCAACAAAATCAGATAATTCTTTCTTCGTGCAATCCTGATGTGACCATGATTCTTCTTCTGAATAAACTTGATCTATACAAGAAGAAATTAAATCAAAAGTATCATCCACATTCATGTCACTCACATTATCAAAATTGTTTTTGATAAATTCATCTAGAGATGGATACTTCATTCTTAATGAATATGTGTTATCTAATTTTATGTCTATTGTATGATTTTCATCAGTTTGCACATTAATATCATCAATGTTAATAGACATTGGAACCTGTGTTTTTCCATCATCTGGACATGTTACCATGACCTCTATATGTTCACCTACAGATTTACCACGAATATTCAGAAACAAATACTCAATATCAAATGTTGACAATTTTTCAACTTTAGTTCCTTTTGTCATTATACATTTTGACAGAACATCTTTGACTGCTCTGGCAATTTGCTTCACATCCTGCGACTCCATCGCTATAATTAAAATTTTCTCCTCTTTTACTAAAAAGGGTCTGTATTTTATTTTTCGATTAGACGATGGTAAAGTCAACTCATAAGTCGGAGTTGAAATGGTTGGTAAAGGCATAATATTCTAAGCACTTCAGTGTGACTATTTATAGTAGTTTCTCTAACCTCTTGGACCAACTGATATAGTTTGACCAGTTGAATATGTACTGCCATATGTACCCGTTTGTGAACTTGTTCTAACTTGACCAGCAAGCTCTCTATAACGTGTTCCATCATTTAGCATTTGCAAACTACCATTCAATACTCTAGATAATTCACCATTAGGTCCTGATCCATACTCATATGCTTTCTCTCGTGCTGTAGCAGCAGCAGTTGCATTTTTATTTAAATCAAGACCTAAAAATCTTGCCAATGATGATGACTCTCCACAAATGTAACGATCAAAACTAAATGATGCAGTTGCTTTGAGCACAGTCGAATTTTGATATGAAACTCTTGTTGAATTAAGACTTATTGGAAATAAACCTACAAATCTATATTCTATAAACTGAAAATGATTTTTCTCAAATTTAACTATTCTCGTATCATTTGATTTATATTCATCGGGATATTTCATCTTAAAGTAATAAGTATCACTAGATGGATCTGAAACTGAACCACTTGAAATAAACTCCATCCAATTTTCTATAAATCTGAGAGATTTATATTGATTATCTACATAAAAATCAAAACTTATTTGAGTAAAATTTCTTGTATGAGCAAATCTTTCAATTACACCTTGATAATCTCCTGCAGTGTTAACAGTTGCCATTGCACTACCAGGCAAAACTGCATCACTGCATAATAAACCTACATCATCCGAAATAAATCTATCATTTATTCCTTTTCTTCTCATATATGATCTGCATGCTCCACTTGGCAAAACAAACTTTACAAGAAACTGTGATGTCTGAGCTACATTCTGTAACTTAGGCATTATATCTGATATTCCTCTTGGTCTTGGTGCTGGCACTCTAAATACTTCTATAGTATAGTTATTTAGATGGCTTATAGGGGAAAATACTATCCATCATTTCCCAAAAAGTATAAAGGTGATCCTACAAATATAATTTATAGGTCACTATGGGAAAGAAAGTTTATGGTGTATTGTGATAAAAATGAAAAAATTCTTGAATGGGGTAGTGAGGAAATTGCACTTCCATATATTTCACCACATGATAGTCGAGTTCATCGTTACTTCCCAGATTTTTATATTAAAGTTCAAGAAAATACAGGTAGAATAAAAAGGTACTTGATTGAAGTGAAACCACTCAAACAAACAACAAAACCAAAAAAACCAAAAAGACAAACAAAGGGTTACATTCGTGAAGCATTTGAATATGCTAGAAATCAAGCAAAATGGAAAGCAGCAAGAGAGTTTTGTGCTGATCGAATGTGGGAATTTAAAGTAATAACAGAAAAAGAGTTAGACATATGAGTCGTTTAGATCCCATAATGAAAAATTTTGTTGGTACAGAAAGTGCTGATGATTTAGCAACTGATATACTAGGTGTATTAACTGAAGGAAGTAACGTACCTCAAGCAGGTAATTTTTATGTTTTTGTATATCAAGCAAAAACACCAGGTATCGCATATGACTCACACCCTCTTGTTGCAGTAACTGATGTATTTTCTTGGGGATTTCGTGGACTTAACTATCACTGGGGTGAAATGAGACAATATACATTTCCAGAAGTGGTTGGTGGACTATATCAAGTAGATGAAATGGAGTTGAGAGATTTAAGAACCCTACCTTTTGTCAAAATCCTTCTAAATAGTTAAAAAAAAGATATGTTAGGTAATTTAGGTCCCGATTATGCAGCTGAAGAGACATATTATGCTTCACAAGAGTATAAGGATAAAGTTACGGAAGCTATCAAAAATGACACATCTCTCAAAGATACAGCGTTTAAAAAACCAAGTAGAAAATTTGGGGGAAGTGGTAGAAAATTTCTTAAATATCCGATTGAGAACTCAATGGGTGAGAAGACAGGAGATCGTCTATTAATAAAATGTGTGGAATTTGAACCTCCAACTGGAACTAACGCTGGATTATCAGTAACAACAGAAAATTTGTTTAAGTATGATAGTGATGGTAATTATGCAGGTATCCTTAAAGAAGGTACAGCATTAAATGAAAAGGGTGAAACTATAGTTGGTGGAAAAACTAAAATAAAATTAGGTTTTGAGACCACTGATGCTAATTCAAGACTTAGTAAAGATATGAATAGTAGAACAAAATATATGATTGAACTTCCAATACCTCAAGATATCACCGACTCAAATTCTGTAACTTGGGGTGAGGATCGTATGAACGTATTAGAACTTGCTGCACTTAATGTTGCACAAACAGCTATGGCAGGTAATATTGGTGAAGGTGTGGTGCAAACAGCAGAGGTAGCAGTTACTGCGTTAAACACTGGTGTTGAAATTCCAGGATTGACAGCAGATACTCAAGCTGCGGTAAGGGCAG